ACAGTCTATTATTGCTGTCCGGTATTTGAGCCGCCTGTAGCTTGAGTGCCACCTGGTGCTTCTGCTGTAGCTCTTGGAGTAGTAACTCCAACACCACTGAAGTCGCCATCGCCGCCTTCACCAAACTGTATTGCGTTGTCATAACGAATATTTAGTGTAACTTGCATTGGATCATTTGTTGTATAATCTGCATTGTTATAGTTTACGCTTTCTAGATATGCTCCAACAATCTGGAATCTATCAATTACGTTTGCACCGTTGGCGCCATTGCCGCCGTCTAGTGTTTCAATACGCATTTGGAATTTATAAGTACCACCTGACACTGCGCTCGATTGCTCATAGAAGTCAAACTGTCTTTGTAGCTGCTCGCCAACAATCTTTTGAACATTGTTGTTTGCATCTTCACGTAGAGTAACTGTAAGTGGTTCCCAAGTATGCTTACCGGCAAGGTAGCTTCTTGAGTTATATGCATCTAGTGTGATTTGTTCGAATGTTAGGTTTGGTTTAGTAACATTCATGACTTGTCTTGTCATTTCTCTTGTATCACCTGTAGTTCCGAATCCTTCGAACAGTATTCTAAAACGATACTGTAGCTTAGGCATCAGTAGTGTACTGTTGCTGCCGCCTGCTTCCGTTGGAACCGAAATATTTGTTAATGATGTAATTGGCATTCTATTCTCCTAATACACAAGTATTTATCTTTATTGGGCCCTATATTTCAAGGGCCCAATTTAAAGATTATGCACCTAGTGCTGCTATCTCTCCAGTGTTCTTAATTCTTAATGGTATGTAGATGAACTCGATAGCTTTCACCGGTTCAATTGCAATATCCAAATACAACTCGTTTCTGTCAATCCTAGCAGGAGTATTATTTGACTCATCACAAACAACCAGGAAGTCGTATAGTGCGCGTAAGCCCACTAATTCTAAGCAGAATGCATCAGCTGCCGATTTGATTTGATCTCTAGTAATCTTATCATTTGGTTCAAATAGATACGGTCTTGCTAACTTCTCTAATTGTACTCTCATATATACAACCAGTCTTGCTACGTTGATTCTATCTAATGCACTTGCATTTCTTGCACGAGTCTTCTGTCCAAATACAACAAGCCCACTTCCATTTAGGAATGTAATTGGGTTAATGTTATTAAGATATAGTGTATCTCTTTGTCCAGTGTTTAGTGCAACCGATACAAATTCACCTTCGCTGTTAATATAACCGCTTGATGTTGCATTAGTTACACCGCCTCTTCTAGTGCCTGCTGGCGCAAACCATGGATAAGCAACTTGGTCATTTAATACCAATGTGCGTAGTGCCATATGACTTGGCGGAACAACTACGTTATTACCAGCATTGTCACTTGTAAAGCCCCATGGATAATACATACCTAGATACTCGTCGAAGCTTACTGCACCGTTGTCGTTATCTTCAACTGCTAGACGTGCGTTTGATGCCCACTCGTTTAGTGCTGTAGCATTAGGCGTTAGCCTAGCTGGTGTGTCGCCGACAACAAACGCTGTTAGACGTCTATCGTAGTTTAGTGTAACCATTTCGCCAATTAGTTCAGGATATCCTGGGCAAGCAATTAAGTTAAACTGACGAATCTCTTCATCTCTGATATCTTGGTTGCTGTTGACCAGCGCCTGTAACGCTTGTACAACTGTCTTACGCTGCGCATTACGTCCAAACGTACCTGAGCCGTCTTCATTGTTGCCTGACGCTGTAACCCAACGGTGTGGGTAGTAGTCAGCTTGTGATTGCGGATTACCGTTGCGATCATATTCGCTGTCTACATTAACATCGAACCGCTCGTTGTCTTCAGCTGTATTAATGTAGTTGCGTACAAAACGCTTGACATTAAACCCGCTTCTGCGTAGGTTCCAAAGTAGCATACCTTTTGGATATAGTGCTGGATCCGGGGCATCTGGATCTTTGTAATTGCTTACTAGAAGATCTGAAATTCCTGCCTTTTCGCTATCAGTGCCTGAATTTCCCCAGCGTACATCATCAAATAGTACACCGTTTTCGGTTGTCTGGTCTGATTTATCAATTGATATCCATCCAACGTTAGCTACATATTTGTAAAGCTGTGGATAATTATCAACATCTGCTGTATCTATCCAAAGGTCGCCTGTTACAAGATTAGAACCGACTGAATTTTCTGTTGGCTCTGCTGCTGCAACAATCGGTCCATTAATGTCCGTCGAGGATGTTCCATTACCGTGATCATAGTTTTGATAACCAACCCAATCAAACCCATCATGAATCAAGATGTCAACTTCGTCAACAATTGAATTGTACCATAATTCGCCGTCTGTTGTTAGCGCCGATGGCGCGTCTTCTGATGCAGTGTATGACAGAACTTTCCAATTGCTTGCTCTTAGGTCTAACGGAACCTCTGTTCCGTCGGTTCCGGGTGAGTAGTAAAGGTTAGCAGTAGTTGTTGAGTCTGTTTCATCAAATACTACAAATCCTGCTTCTGTTAGCGATCCATTAGTATCAATAATACGAATGTCGCCGCCAAGTTTGTGTGAAATTATAAGTCTGTTTTGGGCGTCTACACTTGCCTGGATATTAGTAAATCCGGCTGCACCAATTGCACTTGCTAGTGACGAAGCATCGTTTGACGAACCTGAAGCTGTAAATGTTACAGTTTTAGTGTTTGTAACCGTTGAATCGTTTATTAGTGTTTCTTCCATTATAAAGTCAACATCACTTGACGGAATAAATGTATCTGCTGTTATCTTACTGCTAACAATTTTAGTCGGTCCTGAAGTAACTCTGCGGTATAACTTAAAGTTGGCTAATCCCTCATTGTTAATGTCTGCTAGAACATATAGGTCGCCTACTTGTAAATTTGACCCGCCGCCAGCTCTGTCTAGGTTAAAGATTGCGTTCTCGGCTGTGTCATAAACCGGTGCTGCAATATTTTCCCATAGCTGAGTGTCGGTGTTCCATGATCTAACTCTAATGTTCGCGCCACCATTTGGAGTAGTAGTTTTAAACCATATAGATCCTGTTGGACGCGGAATAGCATCAAATGACTTCCATTCCGGAACTTGTGTGTGTGGTGTAATTTCTAGTGCAGGCGCGGCATATATTGCTGCTGTTAGACCTAGGTTCTCTATTGCCGATCCGCTAATTTCGACATCAACGCCAGTTGAAAAAATCTCTAGTGCATTGTCATTAAATGCAGCTGACACACCATCGATGCCTTCGCTGTTGATTGTGCTTGCTAGTGTAGGACCAGTGTCACTGACACCTGTTGTAATTGTAATTGTAATACCGTTAATAACAAGTTCTTCAGAGTCTGTAAATGATGGATTCGATGTACCTGTTACTACCGGCCAACTCGATATCCAGTCTTCTGAACCAACTTCGACCCATACTGCTGACTGATTCTTGTACCATGCTCTATTTGTAGTAGTTACTGAAACAACAGCATAATCGCCAATACTACCAATGCTTGCTCTCGGAGTATAGTTGTCGTTGCTAAAATCTTCAACTTCGTCTTGATCAGTGATTGAGATAACATCAAGTGCTGTAAATGTCTGACCACCAGAAATTGTTACAGGCGACGCATTCCATTCTAGTAAACCAAATTGTGTAATTTGTGTATCAAACCAATATGTACCATTTGTTGGCTCGCCGCCGGGTTCTTCTGCACTTGGCTCTAATTTGCCAAGATCTAAATCTGCTCTAACTACATACGCTCTGTTAGAAACACCTAACAATGAATACGCAGTTTGAAGACCGTACTCGTTTAATTCTGAGCCATGGATCATATTTCCGTTGCCGTCTGAATAAAATAGCGGATCTCCGAATGTTTCGCCTAGCTCTCTCTGACTGGTTAGTAGATAAGCTCTGCCAGCATTTGATGCTAGTGTCCCCTCTGCAATTCCAGTGCCACTGTTATTCGGTTTATTTTCCGCAGTAGCGACAAAGATCATAGGCACCGTTCCAGCGGACGCTGGTGTGTAAAAACTTTCGTCAATTACATTGACCTGTACACCTGGTGATACTAATGTCATCTCATCTTCTCCTTATGGATTGTCATATACAGTATTTATTAGATACCTTATAAATTACCTCGTTTAGACCGCAGAAAAAGGGGAAAAAGGTAAATATAATATTGCACAAAGGGGAAAAAGGTATGTTTGCTAATAACAAATACAATATGTTGTACGAAGACTTTATTAACAAGCGTAAAAATAGAAAACCGTTTAACGGAGATTTCTATGAAGAACACCATATTATACCTAAAAGTTTAGGAGGCGATAACAATCGTAATAATTTAGTTAAACTAACTCCTAGAGAACATTTCTTTGCACATTTATTATTAGCAAAAATTACTGAAGGCAGTGACCAAATACAAATGTCTCACGCTCTTAAATTTATGTCTGATGTCGATGGCACAAATAGAACATTAAATTCAAGACAATACGAAATAGCAAAACAAATTCGTTATAGTATATTAAAAAGTGCCGGAAAATCATACCAACACGAAAAGAATTTACAGAACAGTGTTATAACCGAATATACTGATATTAATAAGGTATTTGAACGAGGAACTTGTAAGCAATGCGGCGTAAGGCCGCGAGCAATAAATTACATAAGAAATAATAGAACATATTACCGAACACAGTGTGATACATGCATAGAAGGTAAAAACCAATTTAAAATTCCTGAATGGAAAATTAAAGGGTACGAGAAAAAGAATTTATGCGAAAATTGCGGATTTACTGCAAAATATACTGAACAATTAACTGTGACTAAAAAAGACAGATCATACAAAACAGTTTGTCTTAATTGTCAAATTGAATTAATGTTAGCATCTCAAATACCAAAGAAGGGATTGGTTGCGGACTTTTAATGACCAGTTTTTGACAAGTTCATTATTAATTGATCTACATTAAATTCTAGCTCTTCTAGTGTACCATTATTATCAATAGTAAAATCTGCCATCCATTGCTCAAGGTTCATGCTATCGCTCGATTCTAACGGCAAATGATCTGCGCGATCGACCCAAATTGCATAATCAAACACACTTGTATTTTTCATTGCAAAGAATTCTTTTTTATTTCTTAGTCCGCAATACACATCATTTGTTGTTAATATTGCTCTGCCTAATTTTGCTTGATCAGGACTATTAAATTCGCAAATTGCATCAAACCATTCTACTCTATGATTATGCCTGTCTGCATAACATTCCTCTTCAGACTGATACCCATACTTGTCTTTTAACATATCATACATGAATAATTTTGAACATAAACTACTACTGCTATCAAAACGATAGTTATATTTATCTCTTAAAAATTCACAAACTGTATCCTTGCCATGTCGACCGTGCCCAATGACTAGGAGTTTGAATTTCTTCATCTTAAACCTTTGTTGTTTCTGTTTATTATGTAGTCTATTCACGAGTTTGTCAACCTATTATCCAATTAAAAAGCCATAACCTGTGCCGCCTGATACAGCTAATGACACTTCTTGTTCAAGCTTTTCCATTTCAGCTTGAGCTTCGGCTTTTAATGTGTCACCGTTAAGTGTGCTGCCGCCCTGCGGCCCGGCGATGACCGAAAACTTGCTCCTAGCTTCGCCTAGCATGTATTTGCATGATGCTAGTGTATAATCTTTAAGCCATTGCTGTGACAAATAATCAGTTAGCAATTGTTCGTCTGGGCGATAGTTATACGCAAATAGTATTACTTCTTCGTTTGCTCTAGGACGTTGCAAGATGGTTAATTTTTTAGTATTTGAATTCCAAGTAAATTCTATAAATGCACCAAACATTCTAGCAACTAATTCTTGGTAACCCATAAACAATTCGTATGTTGCTAAACCACCCAAGTTTGATTGTTTAAGCAAATATGCATTTGTATAAGCTAAATTAAATGGTTCAAATGTCGAACCGCCGCTAGTCTGGCCTAACCCCCGGCGCGAAACTTTTCGTACTTCTATAATTTCTTTTGGAAGAATATATTCATTTTGATCCACTTCGAGTGTAAGAAACATATATGACTCTTCAACAGCATAATCAGAACGTTGTCTATATCTTGTTAATGCTTTTTTAAGTGCGATTTCGTAGTGAGCAGGATCCAGCTCTACATCTACCATGCCGCCGCCGAGCATATTGTAAACATAATCAAATATTTCCTGTTTAATTGTTGATAATTCAGACATTTTAGTATCTCCTACGGTATTTATCTGTTTTCTATAATATAGATATTTCTGTAGACAGTTAATTTAAGATTATTATTTTTAGATAAAAATTCATGCACCGCTGTTTCATTGCTAGTCGTCCCTAGGGCACAGGCGGAGCACCCGGGCGTTAACATTGTTATGTGGAATTAAATCAACTATTTCTGTAAAATAATTTAGACTGTTAGGTCGATTCCGTCCTAGTATTTCAGCTGGGTGTGTTATTTTAACCATTGTACTATATTTAGCAAGCATAAATATAAACAACTACAGGAGAAATAAAATTCCAAGGTTAAGCTTATACAAACCAGAACGTGGTAACGACTATGAATTCATCGATCGTCATATCGAAGAAATGTTTACTGTCGGCGGCACAGAAATTAACATTCACAAATACTTAGGTCCTAAGCCAACTTCGGATGAAAACTCTACCGCGGACCAGCCCCAATATAACGAAACCGATCATACAACAATACAAGATTTACTATTCTTAGAAAATAGAGACAGAAAATACGACCAGGACGTTTACAATCATAGAGCAATCTATAATGTACAAGACATTGATTTTGATCTAAGTCAGTTTGGGTTATTTCTAAGTAATGACATATTGTTTATGACGGTACACATTCGAGGTATTGTTAAAACTCTCGGACGTAAACCAATCTCAGGTGATGTAATTGAGTTGCCTCACTTAAAAGATGAATATTCATTAGAAGATGTATCAGTTGCACTAAAAAGATTTTATGTAATTGAAGATGTTACACGAGCAAGTGAAGGATTTTCGCCAACATGGTATCCACATTTGTATAGATTGAAATTAAAACAAATTTATGACGGACAAGAATTTGCAGACATTTTAGATTTGCCAGCTGATGAATGTTCAGACGACAATACAACATTAAGAGATTTGCTTTCGACATATGAAAAAGAAATGCAAATTAATAATGCTATTGTTGCTCAAGCAGAAGCTGATAGCTTAGAAAGCGGTTTTGAGACTAGTCATTATTATACCGTAACTAAAGATGCAGAAGACGGTACTATTGAGTTACAAACCGTTGATGCTACTAATATTGATGCTAGTGCAGGAAGTATTACTGTTGACGAAATTAATACTCAACCATTACGCAAAGGATATAGTGGTTATCTAATGGATTACGGCGATGGCGACACTCCAAACGGAACTCCGTTTGGAAGTGGTGTACAGTTTCCGAGAGACAATTACGAAGGTGATTTTTATTTAAGAACTGATTTTATGCCAAACAGATTATTTAGGTATGACGGAAGACGCTGGGTTAAGATTGAAGATGATCTACGCATGACTCTGTCTAATAGAGATGACCGAAAAACACACCGAACTAGTTTTACTAACAATACCACAGTTAATACAATTAATGGCGAAGCAGTGCCCGAGCGCCAAGCACTATCCTCAGCACTAAGGCCAAAGGCGGATAACGAATAATGCACATCTATAAATGGACTCACAAAGAAACAGGAAAATTAGTAAACAGTAAACGTGTTTGGATGGAGATATAAATGCAATGGTTTTATGATGGACAAATTAGACGATATCTCACGCAAGTAATGAGGCTATTAAGTAATTTTCCTGTAAAAGACAGCGCCGGGAATTTAAAAGATGTTCCTGTAATGTACGGCGACTTAACTAGACAAGTTGCTAGCATTATCAAAGGTAATTCCGAAAACAAATTGCCAAGCGCGCCGCGAATGAGCGTGTATGTAACGGGCTTAGAACTTGACAGAGCTAGACAAAGTGATTCGACATTTGTTAACAAGTTAAATATTAGAGAAAAAGAATACAATCCAGACTCTGGAGAATACTTGTCTAAGCAAGGTGCTAACTACACCGTTGAAAGAATTATGCCCACTCCATATCAATTAAAAGTAAATTGTGATATCTGGGCAAGTAACACTGATCAGAAACTGCAAATACTAGAACAAATTCTTGTATGGTTTAATCCTGCATTAGAAATACAAACTACTGATAACTTTGTCGATTGGACTAGTGTATCTGTTGTTTATTTAGACAGTATTAATTGGAGTAATAGAACTGTACCAGTCGGAGTTGATTC